GAAGTTAAATAAGTGGTTACATCAACAACGTTAGTACCGTTGTTATATACTGGCATAGTTTTACCTGCTGGAACTGCAATGCCTGTACCTGTTGTATTTTTTACTGTAACGGCGTCTGCTAAGCCATTATTAATAAGATAGAATTTTTCAATTTGACAACCTGAACCTAGGATTAAGTTACGAGCACCACCTGAAGTACCTGTTAAATTAAGTCTTAAGTTACGAGCTGTTTGAGTAGCGTTTGTATCAGTCAGGGTAACTGTAACATCGGCACTAGCAAAGGTCACATCAGCAGAACCTGTAATAGCTTCACCAAGTGCGTCATTACCTAAGTTATTATTAGTTGTTGTGCCCCAAGTTCCCGATTGTTCGCCGGTCCCTATGAGTTCTATTTTTAGTGCTGAATAGGTACTTGCCATGATAAATTCCTTTAAATTTTGTTATATTCTACTACATTTATGCGGCTATTCGTAGCCAATTCGGTGTTTGCGCTGTATTTATTGTACCCCAACTTGGTGTTTGTGACGTATTAATTGATATCCAATTTGGGTTACTTACAGTAGCTGTGCCACCTACGAGTGTTAGTGCGCCTACTGACGGCGTAATTACTTTACCTTGTAATACATTTGGAGCAGAGCCCGCAATATTAACGGCTCCAGTAGTGGGTCTACTTATTCTACCGCCTGCTATGTCAGGTAATTGTCCTACTACTGTTATAGCCCCTACAGAAGGAGTTATAATCTTACCTTGTGATACAACAGGTGCTGCGCCTGTTAATGTGACTGATCCAGTTAGTCCAGTCGCACTGCTTCTAAATGTTGTAGGTGCTGCCCCTACTAACGATAATGTTCCTGTGTTAGGCGCAATTTCTAATCTAATTATTGATGTAGGTGCCTGACCTGTAACAGTTATGCTACCGACATTCGGTATAATTATTCGTCCACTTACAACTGTACTTGGTGCTGAGCCTATTAAAACTGTAGCGCCTGCGGGGGCCATTACCTTGCCACTAACTATGCCCGGTGTTTGACCTACTATGGTTACACTACCAACATTAGGTGTTACTACATTACTTCGAGCTATATTAGGCGCAAAACCTAATATATTAGCAGCTCCTGCGGCAGGTGAAATTACTCTACCTACAATTGCATTAGGTGCTATGCCTGTAGCTACAACCGTTCCTACACCTGGGATAACTACTGTACCCCTTAATATGCTAGGTGCTATGCCTGTAATTGTTGCAGTTCCAACTGCGGGTGTTATTACCTTACCACTTACAACTGTACTTGGTGCTGATCCTACTAAAACAGATGCACCTGCAGGTGTTGTGATAATACCACTTACAACTTGAGGCGTTTGTCCTGTTAAGACAATTGTTCCTGCATTAGGCGTAACCACTTGCCCACTTATTACATTCGGTGCTCCGCCTACTAATGTTAATGTTCCAACACTAGGAGTAATTGCTTTACCACTTATAGCATTTGGTGCATGTCCTAATAAAGATACTATGCCTGTATTAGGTGTTATGACTCTTTCTTCTAATACTATAGGTGCTTGACCTACTAATGATAATATGCCAGCTGCGGGAGTTATTACCCTACCTTGAATAACTGTTGGTACTTCTCCAGTACCCCAACCACCAAAGCCCCAGGTATCTATTCCCCAAGCGCCATTACCACCTACTAATATCGCGCCTGTAGAAGGTGTTATTATTACGCCTGTGCCCCACTCACCAGAGCTCCAGGCACCCCGTCCCCAGCCGCTGTCTACCACGACTTACTCTATTAAGTTAAAGTAAAGATGCCGGTAGCAGCAGGTAAAACTGTCAATGTATTTGGTGATGTAACAGTAAATTGACTAGATGATAATTGGCAGAAGCATAGTAACTTACCAGCAAGAGCGCCAGTTGAATTACGTAGAATCGCGTACTTAATATTAGTCAATGAAGCACCAGAAGCCGTAAATGCTAAACCTACTGTAGACATTGTGAACTTGTATTGTTTCGCTGAAGCGCCCACTGTCCATTGGCCAGTTGCTGGTACTAAGGCTTTACCGCCTGTTGCATATCCACCGGTAGCAGAAATTTCATTAGTTACAGACGCATATGTACTTAGTGTAAAAGTAGAAGCATTACTTGCACTTCTTGCTAAGACCATTTTGAATACGCCGGCACCTAATGTAATAGTTCCGTTACCGATACTTTGTTTTGCTTTATTATATAATTGCCATGCTGAAGCAGCCATGTTATATCTCCTTTATGTCGGCGTATGAAGCGCCTGTTTCTAAAATATGACGAAGTAATCCGCCGTAAATATTTAATTCAATTTCATTCCCTAGCATACAAATTAAATCAATAAACTCTTGTGCTTGAGAAATCATCCACGGATTGCAGCTAAATATTTTCCCGCCCACGTTTACAGGTATGACTAGCTGTCCATCATTTTCTTTCTGTTCATATGCATGGTGAACTTCATTTTCATCTAAACAAGAATCACATCCGAAGAGATGAAACTGTTTAAAGCCTAACATTCTAAATAACGGTATAGTTCTTAAAAGGACTGTTGATCCTCCTGGAACCGGATACCATGTTTTATAATGTTTAGATAATATGCCATTAAGTAATTCCGTACTTGTATGCCATATATAAGTTCTGTCTTTTGGTAACCCCTCAAACGTAGTAGGATCACATTGAGAAGCAATAAAATACTTACAATGATCTACCACAGGTTGAGTAAATCGTGCATTAAATGGTCTAGCATCTACCATAACCATAGCAGAAGGCGTTAGTCCATTATCTAGGCACCATTTATAAGCCCCATTAATTGCGATCAGTTTAACACCATCAGCCCTCTTTTGTCTAATAGTTTCAAGGTGCTCATTCAATGATGGTCCACCGCCCACAATCATAACTTCTTGGTCGTTTGTTGGGTGAGGCTGTACTTGCATAAAGTCTCTTTGTACGTTGAATTCTACATTAGCCTTAATCGTTTCTTCATCCGTATTAAGTACACCTGCATCAACTACATCTTCGCCTTTAATCCATGAACTTACATAGAATAGGCAATACCCTTTTTCTTCTTTAGACCAATGAATAACACAATCCCGATCAATAAACTTCTTTAGCCACCATTCATAGGGATGTACACTTAAATGTAACTTATGCCCTACTAGCTGACCCATAACATCATCTTCAGTAGCAATCTGAAAGAAAACATGCTGACATGCAGCCAAACAATTATCTAATACTCTATCAACATGATGATGTCTTATATGTTCCATCACGTCGGTACAAAAGCCATATGCTGCTTTAACAGGTAAAGGTTCAGATAAGTCCGCCTCTACAAACCTTAATGCATGCTTCTGTGTTTCTAACATCGGTCGAATATCTTCGTCTAAACAATTATCTGCGAAGTCAACCATAGTGACATCTAAGCCACCAAAGAAAGCTAAATTAAGGGAACCTCGTCCCGTACCACATCCTAGGTCTAATACTGATGCACCTTTGGGTGGTTGAGCTTGTCTTAAAAATTCGTGTGCAATGTGTTCACCAGGAGCTACAACTCTATACTCAGGTCGTTCCCACATCATCTTATATAAATCTTTTTCTAACGGTCTTATATTACTTACTTTTACTTGCGGTGCTTCTGAAAATACAGAAGATACTGTTGTCATTTATGTGATCCTTATAATTGCAGCGCTTGATGTAGACGCCGGAAATACTACTGTAAACGTTTGATTGGCTGTAGTTTTAGTACCTCCAAAATTTAATACTGCTACTGCTTTATTACCTTGAGTACTATTATATATCAAAGCACCATCTGCTGAAAAGCTTGCACTAGCCCAACTTGAATTAGCAAAGTTTAACCATGCCACTGTTTCAGTACTTGTTGATGTTGGAACTTGAGATATAACTAAAGTATTACCGCCTGCTACGTACCCTGTACCAGTTACTTCATTCAGTGTTGTATATACTGTTGTTTCAGCGTTAAGCGTAGCTAGAGTTGAATATAGGGCTATTTTAAATGTATCCGCTGCAGTTGATGCACGAACAACGCCTACACCAAAATTATGTATGCCATCTAAAATTTCAACTTTAAAGCTTGTTGCTAGTGTTTGTGAGATTGCCACTTAATATCCTTTATTGAACGGGGTATCTTACTTGGCCTGAGCGGTATGCATCCTGTCTGTCTTTGCCATCACCAAGTTGTTTGAGTAATAACATGGCCTCATCATATCGAGCTCTATAATTATCAAGCACATCTTTTTCGCCCTTCATATAGGTATAGGCTTCTAGTAATGAACCATATAAAAGTACAGAATCAAAGTTATTACCTAACCATGAAGTACCTGCAGTTACAATAGATTCAGGATAATAGAAGTAGTGAAGTTCTGCTGCATAAGCAGCATCGGGTGTAGGGCCTACAATAAACGTAGTGTTATCAAATACAGCATAGTATTGAGGCTGACCATAAAAAGCTGAATCAGTATCAGGAAATGATTGTCTAATAAAATTTACGTCTTTATTTAAAAGATATAGATACTCGTTACTTGTATTAATAACAGCTAAGCTAAACGTAGCCAGCCAATCAGCGGGCATCGCTAAATATTTATTCCCGGTACTTAATGTTCCTGTTACGTTTTTTCTTAATGCAGGAAGTTGTACAGTATTATAGACACGTTGTTCTGCTTGGCGGATAAAGTTGTTCATATCCGTTACGGTAAACGTATTTTCTGTGTAGTCCTGTATTTGAACAACAAGCTGAGAATAATTTAAAGCCATGATTACGCCATCGGGCCACGAGCTTTACGGCCTTTAGTTGCTGCGCCATTACCACGAGTTTCAAGTTCACCATGTCTATTTATTGCACTAGAACTAGGATCTCCTGCACTTACACGTTGTACGCCTGTACCTTTATTAAGGTCTTGAGCTTTTAACTTGTTAGGATCTTGTGAAAAATAAATGTCTGCGTTTGCTACATCTACTGGTTGTTTATATTCTGCCATGATTATTATCCTTTTTTCTGTGCTGCAATTTTAGCTAATCCGCGACCCATAGTTTTCATGTCAATGTTCTTTTTACCACCTTTAGAACCTGCATGTTTAGGACCTTTTGAAATACCTACTTTAGGACCGTCATTAGGAAAAACTTGAACGTCTGTTTTACCTTTTTTAACAACGCCATCTGCTGCTGATTTATATGCCATTTTACTTCTCCTTAAGATATTGATATTGTTACATCACCTAGTGCACTTGATCCTACTAAGTCATTCGGTGTTAATGCTGCATCAAAATAACTAGCGCCACCTACAGGATTATAACCCCATTGTATGACTCTGCTGCCCATCAAAGGAACACCTGTTTGTGATGTAGAAGTTCCTGTTGTTTCATCCGTTTGCAAACCATTTAAACCAGACTCGTAAAAACCTAAATCAGGACGTGGATTGCGCACTGCTTGTGGGTCGCTTATTGGTGTCATACCAAGTAATAACTGTGGCTGATCCGGTTCCCAGCATTCATAACACACTAGTATATTAACATTTTTTGTCTTAATAACTAAGCGTTTAAGTTCTTTTAGTTTGTATCTAAACCCACAACGATCACATTGGGCAATCGAATTCTTGGCACTTGCGTATTTACTAGGCATTATCTATCTCGTATTTATTATTCTTTAATAAGTTTTCTGCCGCAGGTATTACTTGTATATTCTCAATTACGTGTAACCCAGACACATTAAATCCATTTAAAGGAATTATATGATCCACATGCCATGAAAACCCAAATTGTTTTGTTCTTAGTATAGCTAATTCATATGCTTGTTTAATTAGCCCTAAATGTTCTTTATCTACCCAAATAGGCGTTTTGTTTCTTTTACTTGCTCTATATTTTGCTTTAGTAGCTAATACTCTTGCTTTATGTTTTAACCTTGTTTGCCTAGATGATTCTGCTACTCGTTCAGGGTTAGCTTTTTTCCATCTTAATGATTTAGCTGTTATTATGTCTTGGTGCTTTTTAGCATATCTTTTTTTTTGCTCTTTCCATTTTTCAGGATTAGCTGCACGCCATTCTTTTATGCGTTCATAAGATTTAATTCTATTTTTTTGAGCGTATGCTTTTTGATATGCTGCTCTAGCAATAGGATCTTTTAATGGCATCGTCTACCTTATGTAACTCATGTCCCGAGGTACAAACCTAACGCTTGCTTTTTCTCTATCCTCGTCAGCTGCTAGTTGAAACGCTGCTTCATAATCTGCTCTTAACATCTGAATACGATCAGGAGATACGTTAGGTAACTTCATCGCTAAATACGCAGCTAGCCCTGCAACCATGCAAGGAATAAATCTAAACGGAATATCTTCTACAGCCAAACCATTACCTGCGTCTTGAATACGTCTTAATCTATAGTATACGAACTGATAGTTATTGCTTTGATCTGGTGCTGGCCATACATTAACAGTAGGTAAGTTCTGTACAAAAACTCTAGTAGCCGTAATATGCGTCGCAGCCACCGTGTTATTGACACCACGTATACATCCCGTTAATTGGTACAATGTCGTAGCACCACTTACTGTCGTTGTAAGTCCACCATATTGAATCGTTTCATTATCTAGTCTAATAAAACCAAACTGCGCTAAACCTACAATAGAAGTTAAGTTAATCGTAGTAGCCGTTGCAGTAACCGCGCCATCTGTATATAAATCAGTAGGGTTCTCTTGACCACTCTGTCTATTAATCCACACTTGGATAGGACGACCATTTGCATTCTTATTAGGTATTGTAATATAGGTTGATTCAGAGATACGGTTAATATTAATGTCTTGTTGGTTCTGCCCTGTACCGGTTCTAGTCACCATATCAAGTAGGTCTATAGTGTCAGTAGGTAGTGCATACATAATCTGACCTTGGTTTAAATTGATTTGACCAGGTTCAATCGTCCACAAGTTAATACCTCGATTAGCCCACTCAATAGTAAGTAGGTTTAGTGAACGTCGTGCAGTACGTAGCTCATATCCAGTACGTAGTTCTTGTCCGCATCGTTCAAATGCATCTTCAACAAGATTGTTTAAATCTAAGTTAAAACTCGTGGTCCCTGTGGTTCTATCTACCATGATTATATTTTTCTAAAAGGTTTTACTTTTTGTTTAATAGATTTAGGCTGAGCTACAAACTGCTTACCTTTAGCTTTACCTGCTCTTTTTGCTTTTGTTGTTGCTGCATATTCTTGTGGGCTTAATGCTTTAATTGCTTTTTCTGGTAAGTATCTTTCACCTGTTTCGCTAGACTTTTTACCAGACTTAGTTGTCCACTTTTGTTCACCCCATGCTTTTAGTGAACGTTGTGGTTTAGCTAATGCACTCACTTGTAACCACCACCTGCAGCTTTATATTTCTTAGCTACTAACTGAGCTTTACGAGCTGACCACTGACCAGCGCCTGTACCATGAGTAGCGGCAGATTTTACTTGTGACACTATTCTTTTTCTAAGGCTTGGCTTTGTGTAGTTACCGGCTGCATTCACCTTACCGCCTTCTTTATATGCTGTAAAGTCTGTGTCATCACGGCGTTTTTTAGTTTTACCTTTAGGCATTTTATCAGGCATGATAGCGCCCATACCACGTGAAGGTCTCATTAGCAGATCTTCCCTCTAGTTTTACCTTTTGTAGCAATACCATCTGCACGGGAAGAAGCGGTACCACCAGAAGACATTTTTTTAACAGCTTTACGATATATTTTTCCGTATTCCTTATCATAATTAGCTGCTGTAATTTTGCCACCTTTTTTCTTTTTAAGTTCAGATAAATTTTTACTTAATCCGCTGTATTCGCCTAAAAGTCCCGGTTCTTCTTTTCCTGCAGCTTTTACCATAACTTTTCTTACTGGCGTTAATGCCTCATTTATTTTATCATCAGCTTTTTTAACGCCTGATATAATATTGTCAACATCCGATTTAAAAGTAGGTTCAGGTTTATTGCTGCTAACTTTTTCTCGGCTGTATCCTTTGGGTTTAGGTAAAGGTTCCATATCATTTTCAGATGAGCCTACAGACTTTTCCCAGTTTTTTCTTTTTTCTGCTTCAGTTAATTTAGCCATGATTAGCAAATCTTGCCTTTTGTTTTACCACGAACTTCAATACCACCACCCCTAGCACATTTAGCCATACCGCCTGATTTCATCTTAGCCATACCGCCAGTTTTAAGCTTAGCTAAATCTGATTTCTTTCCAGCATGAAGTTGTTTTTCATGCATGCCTACAGCTTTTTTAGCCATCTTTTTATCTTGAGCCATGTCTGCCTCGCCACCTTCTTTATAAGCCATGCCACCCATTTTCATTTTCTTTTTTGCCATACCGCCTTTTTTCATATATCCCATTTTATTTCTAGCCTCCGTTGGTAATTTTGATAATCCTGGATTTTCACTCGCATCTACTTCTTTTAATGCTCCTGTCGATCCGCCTGATACGAACTTCTTATTTTTATCTGCTTTCATAAACTCTTCTCCTACTGATTTTGATATACCAACTTTTTTAGCAAAGGCTGGGTTGTTAGCTACTGCTGCCATTAAGTTATGTTGCTTCTTAGATTTACTTGGCACTTTGATTTCTCCATCTTACACATTTAAAACAATTACAATCTGCAAAATAATGACCTGGTTTTTTATATATTTCTTTTTCTACTTCTTCCATATTAATTCTATTTTGATCTATATGTTCTTTAATACTTGTTTCAATTTGTTTACTAAGTATTGCTTTATTTTCTTCAATTTGTTCAGCATCAAATTTCCTTTTCTTAAATATTTTATCTATAAATGATTTCATAGTATCACCTACTTAAACCAATGTGTGACTATCCAACTTACAACTGCTGAAGCTAGTCCGGCAATAAATATAAATACTTTCCATCCACCTTTGATTTCATTAAGGGCAGACTCAATAGCATCAAGCCTTTTCTTTAACTCGTTCATATCTTCCATAAGGGTGTCTACGTCTGTTTGAATGTGTTTAATTTCTATGCCATGTTCGGCAAGTTCTCGTTCTGTACTCATTAGCATTTCCACCTTTTTAGTGATGCGGCTTTCCTAGTAGGTCTACCTTTTTCATCTTTCATAGGACCAGGCATACCAGACATCCTAGCACAAAACGACTTCTTACGAGCGCCACCTTGTGGTTGAGGAGCCTTTAGGTTTGACCCAGTAGCTGCGTTATATTTTGCACGACCTTTAGCCGTGAGTCCTGCACCTTTAGATACAGGAAGTTTCTCACCACGTCCGATTGCTAGGGAAGGACCTTTTTTCTTGTTAGCCATAGAATATTTGTGCTGAATCTACATTAACCATTTCAGCATACACACCTAATTCAGCTCGTACACCTTCGCCCGGAACTAAAGGAACGTTGGCAAATATATCAGTAGCTGTGGGTTCATAAGTCATAAGCCATTTACCTACAGCGTATACAGCTGAAGTACTAGTAATTGTACGTGAATTAATATCAGTTAAAGTAAAAGAATTAGCATCAACTCTAGTAATAGAATATGTACCATCAGTAGCTGAAACACCAGAGTTTGATAGAAAGTGAATACCAATAATAGTGCCTGTAGTTAAACCGTGCGATGTTTTGCTTACTGTTACAGTTGTACCAGATTGTGCATAAGTTACACTTGATGAAACAGGTGTTGTTGTAGCCGTATCAAATAAAACTACATATCCAGCAGTAGCAGTACCTGTATACGATAGTCCTTTAACACGAACAGGATATTTAACTAGATACCCACTAGAATTTAAATGCGCTTGTTTTACATCATATTGCATACCCATAATTAATCTCCTTTGTTTAGTGAGGGGGCTAAGCGCCCCCAGTGATTAATTAGCTAACGGCTGCAGAGAATGGTGTAGCTGGTGAACCAGAACCTACTAAAGCTGCGGTTACTAAAAATTCACCTGTTGCAACGTCAGTAATTTGTACGTATGAACCAATTAAACCGCCTGTTGTTGTACCGCTCATAGTAATTGTGTCTGAAGCTGGAAGAGTACTGAATACAGAACCTGTAGTAGCAGCAACTGATGCTAATCCGTTCATAGTGTCTGTTGCATTAGCTACTTGAATAATATAGTTATTAGTTGTAACTGCAGTTGTAACTACAAATTTATAAACAGCGTTTGTGCCTGTAGCTGCTGGAAGCGTTACTACAATACCTGCTGCACGTGATAAATTGATTGTTTGACCATTGTAAGCATCTGCTGTAACTGCTAGTGTTGCTGCTGTAACTGTTGAATTAACGCCTGTGCCTGTAATAAAGCCATTGGTTGACGTGACTGGGCCCGAAAAGGTTGTATTAGCCATTTGATTTTCTCCATATAGAGTTAAGTCTATTAGTCTTATATGCGTCTGCCGGGACAGTCTAATAAACCGGATATGCCCGGATATTCAAATAATACATGAATGCATACTATTTGCAAGTATTATACAACAAAAAGGGGCCGAAGCCCCTAATTTAATAACAGTCTGTTACGATAATCATTACTTGTTCATTACGTACATAGTTACTTCAAAGCCAAATCTCATTTCAGTTGCTGCTGGAGTTGTCCACATAATAATTTCCTTTTTTAAATTATATACACACCGTGTGTATGACTACATATTACTCCGAAGATTTGCCTGTGGAATACGTAAAACCATGAATAGCAGGTAAAGAAAAACCCAGCCTAAACTGGGTTGATCTGGTATTACTTAGCCAAACGCAATTAAGCGCCTGGTGAACCCCACATACCGAGAGGATCTGACCAACCGAATGAATAACGCTCACGAGCCTTGTATCTAACATTGCCTGTGTCAAAATCGCCATCCATAGAAGTAGATAACGGAGTACGCACAAAGTGCTTCATGCCGTTAGGTACATCAGTTGTTAAGAAGTATGCATCAGCGTCTGTTAAATAGTGGTTAATTGTGTAACCTTCTGGAATTGAACCATTATTTTTAAGAGCATTGATATCATTGTCAGCTGTAGAAACACGAAGTTCAGTTTCGAGCAAACGAGTTGCAACGAACTGATTACCTGGTGGAACTATTAACTTACGTGGTTGAGCAGCAATTAAAAGACCACGCTCATCAGTCCATGCAGCGATTTGAATAACAGCGTTTTCTAGTGCTGTTTCGTTCAAGTCTGTAGGAGTTGTTTGAGTGTTGTTATTTACGCCACCACCAACAGTTGGATGTGAAGTAGAGAACAATGGAACACCATCACCACCGTAATACTGTGCTGAATTAGTAAAGCCATTATTAAGAACTGCAGCAGCCTTAACTTGTTTTGTGTAAGCCATAGCGCGAGCTAAAGCCTTTGTGTAACGTGCTGATAAAGTATCATACAAGTTATCTTCTACAGCTTCTTCTGTTAAAGAAAAGCCAAGAGCAATAGTTTGATGATTGTATCGAGCAGTAAAAGCTTCTTGAGCATTGTCGTAAGCGATGGCATTGCCTTCGTTTTTAACAGGTGCTGCCGCAAAGCCTGAAAGTTTTGTTTCTTCTTCGAATGAACGTTCTGAAGTCTCTGTTTCGTAGAGTTCTTTATGTTCTTCGCCGTAACGTTTATATTCTAAACCAAATAGTGCATTTAGTCCTGGTAAGAGCTCTTTAAGGAGCTGTGCGCGTGAAATAGCCATGTTTTATTCTCCTTAAATACCAGTTGGGTTATTGTATGAATGAGCGACTGGGTTAAATTTAACCAAGACGTCAGTATACGCATCACCAACTGTAGATGTTGTACTCTCAACGAAATCTACAATACGGAACGCATAACCAGAAGTAGTAGCCACTGAAGTGCTAAGTGCTGTGTTTGAATTACCTGTAGTTGTTGAACCTGTAGATGTTGATTGAGCTGCATTTAAAATAGCATTAGAACCAAGTGTAGCTTGAGCTAGTGAGCCCGCTGCTTGAACTTGAAATAATGTGTTGTAGTCGTCTACAACGTAAGCCATAGCATCAGACGCTGCTGTACCAGTTGGCCAGTATTGTGCAAATGTTAATTGCTTTGTTGTTGGGTTAGTGTAAGTACAACCTACAAAAACACCGATTGTGCCTGCTGGGAACGGTGTTGAGTTATCACCATTCGTTGTTACTATTTCAATTGTTCCTGCAGCTACAATAGAAACTACTGAACCGTAGTATATATTTGCTGCGTAGCCGGAAGCAATCTTGATTTGACGTGTGCTACCAGCATATGGTAGACCGCCAATTTCATTTACGGGTTTAAAGCCGTACGGGGTTGCTGTTGCTGACATAATATGTCTCCTTTGTGTTATTTACCTTTACCGAATGACGATGTAGCTTTCTTCTCTGAGAAAAGAGGCATACGAGCATCATTCTGTTTCATAAAGCTGTTGTCAACTGCTTCGGCTTGTTGTTTCGCTATGTTTTCATAGTGGGCCTTACGTTGTGCAACAAACTCTTCTGGAATTTTACATAATAATAGTCCACCAATTTCAACTCCGTCTTTAAACCGAGCATTTTGGTCAACCATTATTCTCATTTCAGGGTGGTCCGCTAATTTAACGGGTTCCCATCCTTCACGCATCTTTGAAGAAACATTTAGATTATCAGCTTCGTTTAATAGACTAGTTCTGATCCAACGGTATGCCCAACCAGGTACCTTTTTAAATTCAGGTAATAGGGAGGCAGGTTTCCAGCTATCTGCACGTTGAAATTCTTCTCTTGATTCTAATTCACGATCTTGTCTGTTATTATCCATTTGCATTCTCCAATTTTAAAGTTTCTCTTGCATATTGTTCCGGTGTTAAACCAAATTTCTTGGCTAACGCTACTTGTGTCTTTGTCAGACGCACTTTTTTAGGCGCGGTGCTACGCGTTGCCGGGGCAACTACATTCGAAGGT